TTATTTCTTTGTTGGGGTAAAGTTAAGTTCAAAATCAGTTGAGATTGTTTTTCCTGATTTTGTCTGCACCCTAAAAGTGATACTTTGTCTACTTTGTAATGGGTGTACCAGAAATTTAATATAACCCATCTGATATAAAAGAATCAGTTCTTCACCTTTTAAATCTGAAAATGACTTAGAATAAGGATAGTATTCCTTAGAGGGTCTATACGGGGCGGGTGTTGTGTCTTCTGTTTTAGGATATTCTTTATACCCGCTTTTTATAAATTCCAATGGTGAGGAATAATACAGTATTGCAATATCATTTAGTGAACTTCCCTTTTTATGGTTATTGTCAAAATCGGTATTGCATATTAAATCAAGTGAAGTAATAGTATCAACTAGGCACGGATTAGAGAAAGGAACCATATAGCGATTATAGCTGACATCACCATATTTAGTGCAAAGTTCATCATACAGCGGGTTTCCCCTGGCAATATTTTCACCTTGAAACATAAAATACAATTCATCGTTGTTGCTTATGTTTCCGGATACAATTTCTTTAATATCAATAAATCCTTGTAGGAAGCTTTTTGAAAATAAAGCTCCTGTTATTTTTTGCTCTTCGCATGAACAAAGGGTCAAAAGTGACAATAATAATATATATATTTTTTTCATCGGTGTATATTGGTTATCATTCTAGGTTTAAATGCGAAAGTTGGGATTCTCTTTCCGTTAGTATCAGGCATTGTAACAAATGGCTGGTACCATCCATTATATAACCCTCCCCATCCATAGTTGTTGCGTACAAATAGAAAACGTCTCTTTTCAGAGTCACAGTCCATCTCGCCTCTTCTTGGTCTGCATATTCTAATGTTTAACATTTCATATCGATAGCCATCCACTACCCATGCATGGCCATCTGAATGTGTTTGAAAGATGAAATAGTCGCTTTCTTTATCAAATCCACATTGGTATACTGGGTGCCCGGCTTTTAAAGACTCGACTAGTCCTTTGTCGCTATAGCTAATTAAATCACTACATGTATAGCCCATCTTTCTTAATAGACCTGGGATTTTTTCACTTTTAGCGCCGCTTTCTTTCACTCCATATTTCATACCTACATTTAATCCCACTCTTCTAATAAAATGCGCTAATTGATTCGTTGCATCGGGGTACTTGTATTGGTCTGAACTACTTTTGATTTTATAAATGGTATTCCAATCATAATTATATCCTTCGAATGTATTTGGATATTTATTATATGCACATATCTGTGCTGTTGCAATGGCTACACATCCGGCTTTGGCATATTCTGTGCCAATGACACATTCTTTATTATAAGGGTTGTTTTGTGACCACTCTATATCCATGAAAGGACCTACTTGTTCTAGTAATTCATTTCTGGTTTCGGGTGTTTCAGCGAATCTCGGATTATTTCCTTGATTATTGATATCATACAAAATAGTGTGTATAGCACTTTTTATGAACATCTTTAAAGCAAGAACCTGGCATGTGTCTTTTAAGTTAAAGTGTCCTTTATCTGAGTATGCATAAATAGGTGCGGTTCTGCTATCTGCCGCTGCTACTCCAAAGCCTCCATCTTTAAAATTGATAATGTATAGCAATGTATCGCTACTTAATGAATTTGCTTTCAATGAACGGGTTATTGCTGGTGTCGTTTTTACAACCTCGATGTTTTCGATTTCCGCCGAAGAAGCATTCCGGGTACTTCCTTTTGTAGAGTTAATCACATCGAGGACTGTGAAGACAGCATCCGAGACGGGGATTTTATAAGAAATGTCTTTAAAACTCTCCGCTTTAGTTGAGTGATCAAAAGAAGCAATTACATTATTTTCTCCACAGGAGTAGAATAGTAGTGATGTGAAGATTATCACATACAGTTTGTTCTTCAGATTTTTATTCATAGTTTTTGATTGTTTATGCGGGATTGTAATTGAGCCATATTACATTACCGCGGGTTAAAAATATTTTTTAAGGGCTCTTTTGCATTTTCATTTGTAGTGTATTTAGGTTAATAACTATATTAGTTAATTTGTCCGACAACGCAGCGGTTATATTGTATATTCACTTAAAAACTTTATTAATTATGTCAGACGAAGAATTACGTATTCGGTGTATAGAGTTGTCCGTAGAATGCTTCAGTTGGTTTAAAGGGAACGAGCATGGTATAAAAGGTACCCCTATCGCATTAGCTGATCTTATGTATCAGTTCGTGAAAACAGGAAAGTCTCCAGATGCCAAACCCTATTACCCTCAACCACTGTAGTCCCTTTTATAAAATCTTTCAATTCCATATTCATGTGTTTATAGCCTTAATGTTGTTGCTATTACGGTTATTTACATTTATCCGTGACGGTTAATCTGTGATATACGGTTTATTCCTTTTTGTGACTGCATTCTTGTCTGTTTCGACACACACCTCTCCATACATTCCTGATCCGTGCCACGCTAGATAACCATAAGCGTGAACTCGTTTATCTTCCCCTTCATCAATAATATAGGAATGTTGCTTTTTGTTCCCTCTAGGCAAGAAACCTATATGGATTCCAGCATCGTTGTATACTGCTATTGCATATTGATCATATTCATTGTCAGTTTGCGCAATTGCATAACCGTTAAACTTTCCTACCATGGTAATTGGAAGATCTCTGTAATACGCCCCAGCTATTGGAAATTTACCGTATCCCTTACGTGCTGATAGACCGATGCATTTATCTCCGATATAATATTGCTGAGATTCGGTTAATTCGTTTCGCCGTGATATATGCTCTTGAGATTTCAGAATTTTATCTTTTTCGTTCTGCCAATCACTTTTCAAAATCAATATTACGGCAACAATAAAAACGAGTAATCCCATAATAATCCATTCCATATCTTGAGGTTTTAGCATTGATTAATTAATATCCACCCTCCCACCCATAGGCGTTAGGTTTGGTTCTTTTTTATAATTTTGTTATCAATATTAGGTATGAGTGTTAGCTTGCAAGTCCTTTATTCAGACTTTCTTTTTCTTTATACTTGGCTAATTCAGCCTCTAACCTTTCATTCTTTTCGATGAGAGCGTCTATCGATGCTCTTAATCTCTTGATTTCTTTTTCCATTTCTGTATTTGTTAATTCACCATCGACGTTGATGGGTGATATTTTGGTTTCATTTATTGTAGGCCTGATCATTTCTCCAATTTCACGGAATAGCCATTCAGAGGATAAATCAGTGTATAAAAGAAGAAATTCTTTAGCTCTATCTACGGTTATGCTTTTAGGCTTGGTGAAAGCGCCAACTCCCCAATTTAATTCTCGTTCTGCTGATGTCGGTGAAATCCCTTTATAATCAAGGAATTCTTTGATTTTCTCTTTGACTGTCATAGTGCGTTTTTTAATAAGTGTTAATTAAAGATTGTATTCTTTGATAAAATGAATATAAAAGAATATAATCTTTATATTTGCATCGTGATTAATATCAAACCCTATTAACCACGAATTACAATTCGAAATAATCAACAATTATAATATTAAATTATGGAAACAACAAATTTCGTGACCAAAAAATCATTGATCGGAACATTGGCTAATATGTCCGTAAAAGAAGTTATTGAAATCAACATCAAAGATTTCAAAGAGTACTCTATCCGCAATGCAGCTATTAAGCTGAAAAAGAAAGGATATCTATTTAGTGTGTCCAGCGCCGGCAGGATTGATACAACAGCAGTAATGAGATTAAAATAGGAAAGATTGACAGTGGAAGAAAAACCGAACTGTATCGGCAATTGCCGCCTCTGTCCTGATCTGTGCAAATGCCCTCCCGATCATCTTCATTGCGAAGATTGCGGAGTCGAAATAGAACCGGGAGAAGGTATCAGTATCGAAGTTGAGGCTATCATAGCCGAACATCCCGGCACTAAAATGATAACAGTATGTCCGGTATGTTTCGCGGATCATTACCGGGGAGATGAATCAATAGAATTTGAGTAATAACCAATTAAAAAAATAAGGAGAAATAACAATGACTACAGGAACAATTATCTTTTTAACATTAATTGCCGCCCTCGTGCTGGTACTTGGAGTGGCTGTCATTTGGCAAAGTTGCAATATAAGGGGCTCAATCGACAAATCCGTAAAAGGATGTAGGAATACGATTGATAGTGGCTATAACAATGAGGCAAAATACTTACTATATGGGTTCGAAAAAGAGCTTAATCTCAAATCAGAGAGTATATCTAAATCCGGCCTCAGCCCCGAAAGCACCACGCCTAAAGGTACCATTACGCCGCCTTCATCTTTTAGTGATATAGAACTTCGTAAATACTGCATAGAGCAGACCCGCAAAGATCAGGTATATCTCCGGATAGAAGACGCTCAGAGGCTTTATGACTACATTTTGAATGGTAATCAGCGAGGAAAGGAGGTAACAAATGAGCATTAAAGAAATACTGAGTAGTGATTCAAATTTAAGTGTAACAATAAAATCTACTGATTTGAAAGAGTTTGCGGATCATATTATAAAACAGACGATCAAAGAGGTTTTGGCCTCTAATATGAAGTCGGATGAAGAGTATTTAACCGTCAATGAAACCGCAAAGATGCTTTGTGTTAATCGTAGTACTTTATGGAGTTGGAACAAAAAGGGATACTTATGTCCTGTTGAGATAGGCGGGAAGCGTCGCTATAAAATAAGTGATATTGATTCAATTCTTAAAAATAAACGAACCGATGAAGAACATGAATAGTCTTTCCAAGCACCTGTTTACGGTCATCATAAGCATAGTTACGGTTGCCGGTTGCATCTATGCCGGCAACGTAGAGATGAATGATGATATCCTCTCAGGTATGAGTTTTGAGAAGTACCAGTACATCCATGATCGTATCGGTGATCGTGCCACTTCATCGGATGTGGTAAAGGAGTATTTGCGTAATCGGCGGTTCTATGATTCAATCGCCTATTAAATTCAAATCAGTTTAGAAATGAAGCAAAGTGAACTAACACACGGTTCTCTATTTAGTGGGATCGGTGGCTTTGAATTAGGTGCTGAGATGGCCGGAATTGATACTTTGTGGAATTGTGAGATAGAAAAATTTCAAGGTGAAATATTAAAAACCAAATTTCCTTATGCAGAAAGATTCACAGATATTACAAAAACAACCGGTCTCCGATATGTGGACATCATTAGTGGAGGATTTCCGTGTCAAGACATCAGCGTTGCCGGAAAGCGTGAAGGTATTAAAGGGAAGCGTTCCGGGTTATGGAGCGAAATGTATCGAATTGTACGGGAAGTTAGACCTAAATACGTCATCATTGAAAATTCGCCAGCTCTCACTATTTCCGGTCTTGAGCAAGTCTTATGCGATCTTTCCAAAATCGGGTTTAATGCGGAATGGCAATGTATATCAAACTACGCTTTTGGATACCCGCACAAAAGGGAAAGACTTTACCTTATTGCCTACTCCGACAAAATCGGATTACAAGGCGACATTTGTAACGATGGACGCTTTAACTCGATATTTAAAGAGTGGACATCAGATACGAGTGTCGGATATACTTGCGCAAAAAGGATTCTTGAAATCCCAGCGCATAGCATTGTTAGAAATGATGATGGGTTTCCCAATTGGACACACAGAGTCGGCTCGATAGGAAATGCTGTTAATCCTTGCGTTGCAAAATACCTATTTGAATGTATTAAAGGATTTGATAAACAATTAGCGTAAAACAGTTTAGAAATGAATAAAAAGGAGCAGCAAGCAATCGACTTCCTTCGCAGCATGGAACGTGACGATCCGATGTGTTTAGGCTTTTCTGGTGGTAAAGATAGTGTTGTAATTCTTGACCTTGCAGAGCGTTCCGGCATAAAGTATAATGCTTCTTACGCAAATACTACCGTTGACCCGCCCGGAACAATCAGTTTTATAAAGAAGAATTATTCACAGGTTCGGATACTTCAACCGAAGCAATCTTTTTTTCAGTTGATAGAAACTAAAGGTTTACCCGGCAGAATGAGGCGTTTTTGCTGTGAGAAGTTGAAGGAGCAATACGGTATCGGTCAGCGCACAATCGAGGGAATGAGGTCAGAAGAAAGCCAATTGAGAGCATTATATGAACCAGAACAATGCGATGCGCGTAAGTGGATGAAAGGTGCAAAACATATCCTTCCGATTCTAAACTGGTCAGAAACTGATGTTTGGAACTATATCCGAAAATACAACCTTCCGTATTCTAAGTATTACGATGCGCCTTACAATCTTTCTCGTCATGGATGTGTTGGTTGTCCCCTTGCAGGATGTAAACAGATGCAGAAAGAGTTTAAGATGTTTCCTGGATATGCAAAGCGCATGATTGTCTCCATAGAACGCTATATGAACAACAAGCCTAATAATGCGCTTGCAAGAAATTTCAGCGACCCGTACGAAGCTTTTTACTTCTACATCAATGAAATGCCTATGCAGGACATTAGACGGTTGAAGAAAGGACTCTTTTACTTTAATGCAAAGGAGGTTATACGGAAAGAGATTTTAAATAGAATAGAGTAAAGCTAAAACAGAACAGATATGAATAAGTATATCAAGCCATTTACAGTCCTGATAGTGGGCATCGCTATCGGCAATAGGGTGTTTAATCATCTCCACGCATGGCTGGGCGTGGCAATAATTACAGCCACAATAATTTTCTTTATTTACAAACTTACTAAAATTATCAAAAATGAAAAAGTTGATTAGTTTAATGTTGGTCTTTATGACCTTATTATTTGTATTGGTTTCATGTGAAAGAGTTGCCCCTAACTATGCCGGCGTCCTTATGGAAAACTACGGCAAGCAAGGCAAGGAAGATTTTAAGGTGGTCTCCGGCAGGGTTTCAACGTGGGATGGGGGGACAGAGTTGTTCCAGGTTCCGTTGTTTGACCAGCGGGGAGAGTTCAGTGCACCGGTAACATTAAAGGCGGCTGATAATACTGAATTTAGCGCTCGTCCTTCATACTCTTACAAGGTAATAAAGAGTCGTGCTATAGATGTCGTATTTGATAACAAACATATTGATAAAGCCGAAACGGAAACCGGAAAAGACGGTTTTATGCAGTCATTGGAAGATAACATATTAGAACCCCGCATCTACGATCTTATAAAGGAAGAGAGCCGGAAGTACAAAACCGACAGTCTTATGGCAGATGGCGGATCGCTTGTCTTTGAAAAGCGTCTGGAGCAAATCGTTGAGAAAGAGTTTGATAAACGTGGACTGCAATTGTTAACCTTTTCCGCTCAATTGGAATTTTCAGATAAGGTTAAGGAAAAGATTGATAGCCGAAATGAGGTAAACACTAATATTTCGGTTTTAGACCAGCAGATTGAGGAGCAGAAAAAGCTTAATGAACTCGAACAACTGAAAACCGAGCAGGCTATTATCCGGTCAAGGGGATTAACGAAAGAGATTCTTTATAAGCAGTTCATTGACCGGTGGGATGGGAAAACGCCGCTTTATGGAATTGCTCCTGAGTTTTTGAAGATAGCTAAATAAAAGAGCTGTCATACGGAATCTAAATGGATTCCGTATGACTCTTAACATAACAGAAAAGAGCTAAACATGGATATTAAAGATCATATTAACCTAATTAAAAATCATGGGTATAAAGGTAAAATTGGAATCGTTAAACATCCCATAAATGGGATAGTTATGCTTGCTGCAAAGGAAGGCGATGTAATTTTATACAGACCTTACGATATTAGAGAATCCGAAAGCGAAGAAGTGCAAGAATATGACAGAACGCATTGCTCTATTGAAAAGCCTTACAGTGAGGAAGAAATTCAGAAACGATTAAAAGAAGGAAATGGAATCACTACCTATTCAACTTGTGTAGGCGTTCCTCTATCTATGATTGAAGAAATAGTAATTGACTAATAATTTATTTTAAGGAGGTGATTATGAAAAACGAATATTTCAATATGATAGGGCAAAAAGCTCCAGGTGGAAAGATGATTTTAATGGCTGTTGTGCCAGATGATTTATTTGGAGTAGATATACCTAATCTATTTCAGGTGCAAGCCGTAAGAACTGTTCCAACTATCTATACAGGAACATACCCTACTATACGAATTGTGATAGACAAATTGGAAAAGAGAGAAGATTTAACAGGAGAAGGTATAGCAGGTATAGCTACTGGTGAAAACTGGTATAATGCTTCTCAGGAAGATAAAAATGAGTATGGAATTAATATTAACCCATAACTAAATAGATATGAACAAGATTAAATGTAATTGCAATAGTCCACATTGTAAGGAATGTGAAAACAGAAGAATTGTAGAAACAGGGGTTAAAATGGTTTTAGAAGCTAACGAACTTTCTCTCGATTTGCGAGAGAAAGCGCAACATTCAGAAAAACGTCCTACAATAAAAGAAGTTCCCGGCTTCAATAAGCATGGTCAATTTTATGGTTTTGATTAACGTATAACAGAATAGAACTGAATCAATAAGATGAAGATACAAAACTTTAGTATTCCCCCCGAATGTCGGCATGCCTCTGTTGAGGCTGTAGACAATAGGTTAATAATCACATTTGAACCGGAGAATCTTTCAGATTTCTTCTGTCAGGAAACGGACCATATAGAGCAGACTCCCAGGATCGGTGATTTAGCTTTGTTTTGGGATACCGCCTATAGAGGTTCCGCCATTATTGCCCGACTGATAGATGAAGACCGTATAAACGGTGTACAGGCGTATCAGGCCGCCAATGATGTCTGGTACGAAAACGCCATTCGCTTTCGAAGTGACGAACAATACCGCTTAATAACTCAAAGGTATGATGTGGAAAAAGAAAACGACTGATTTAAAGAAGAAGTCTCCTAATCTGAAGAACAAGTTGGATACTGTGTTCAGCCGCTTTATCCGTTTACGTGACGCCAGGAAAGACGGGACATTTCAGTGCATCTCCTGTGGGAGGATTTTGCCTCTGGATCAGGCGGATTGCGGGCATTACATAAACAGGCAGCACATGTCCACCCGATTCAGTGAAAAGAACTGCAATGCCCAATGCCGATCGTGCAATCGTTTCGATGAAGGCAACATGCAGGGTTATCGCCGTGGTCTGATATTGAAATACGGTGAACCTGCGGTTCTGTTGCTTGAATCCATGAAGAATCAGACAAATAAGATCTCCGATTTTGAGTACAGTGCCATGATCAAGTATTATCAGGGCGAGGTTAAACGTCTGAAGGAAGAGAAGCAGATACGCCAAATATGACATATATGGAACTTTTGAAAATATGAAAGTGATACATGTGTATTTGATCTTCAAAAAGAAGAACTACTACTTCGGTTCTCTCAGTGCCATTTTTGAGCATCTGGATGAAAACGACATAGGAATTAAGAAGCGCACATTGCTGCATCGTTCGGATGAATCCACCATCTTGACAGATAGGGCGATCATCATAAAATCAACCCTGCTTAGATGCAGGAAATCAACAAAGAAAATATGATTATGAAACCAAAGAAACAATTAATTGAAACAGCCGTAAAAGATGGCAGTATAGACAGAATGAACATGCTCCTCTCAGCCGCGCATCTGTTGAATTGCGAGGCAAACAGCCTGATAGAGGAAGCATCCGATGTCATGTTGGCCAAGGGTCTGTTACTTGGAAATCTGAAGAAGCTGCATAATGACTTTGTGAAATGTGCTGACCGCTATTTCAGAGAGTTCGCCACACTTGTAACTACGGATAAATCCAAGATGGATATGTTTGGCGATTTGGATGGCTTCGACAAGTCATTCAGGGAGTGGGCCAAGGTGTCGGGCGATTGGGAACCTAAAAAGGAGGTTGAGTAATGAAAGATATCGAATTATTTAATAATCATTTCCAGAATTATAAAGTTTACGGGATTCCCAAAGCACAATTAATCATTGCAGATGTACCCTACAATCTTGGAAACAACGCCTACGCCTCCAATCCTTCCTGGTATGTCGATGGCGATAACAAGAATGGCGAAAGCGATCTGGCCGGCAAAGAGTTCTTTGATACAGATAAGGACTTCAGACCTGCAGAGTTTATGCACTTCTGTAGCCAAATGTTGATGAAAGAACCGAAGGAGAAGGGTAAGGCTCCCTGTATGATTATCTTCTGTGAATTTGAAGATCAGTTCAGATACATTGAACTCGGGAAACGTTACGGGCTGAATAATTACATAAACCTTGTGTTTAGAAAAGACTTCTCCGCACAAGTCTTAAAGGCAAACATGAAGATTGTCGGTAACTGTGAGTATGGTTTGCTTTTATATAGAGACAAACTCCCTAAGTTCAACAATGACGGACGGATGATATTCAATTGCTTCGACTGGGTGCGGGACGGTGAGACTCCCAAGGTGCACCCAACGCAAAAGCCGGTGCCGTTACTTCGTAGATTGATAGAAATATTCACCGACAAGGGTGATGTAGTCATAGATCCGTGTGCCGGTAGTGGTTCTACTTTATTGGCTGCCGCCCAATTGGGACGAAAAGCTTACGGGTTCGAGATTAAGAAGCAGTTCTTTGCTGATGCTAATAAATTGATATTATCACGTATTCAGCAATCGCTATTTGTATAACTCTCTTAATATCAAAAAATGAATATAAAACTCAGGATTTAAACAATACTGGTAACGATAGAGCAATTATGAAAGACAATTCATTTCAAGCCGCCATCAAGTCTTATCTTGATGAGCGTGCCAAGGCGGACGAACTCTTTGCCAAGGCTTATAACAAAGAAAACAAGAATATTGATGAATGCTGCAGCTATATCTTGGGAGAAGCGAAAAAGCGGGGCAACGCGGTTGCCATCTTTGATGCAGAGGTATTCGGCATGGCGGTTCACTATTACGATGAGGATAATATCAAAGTAGAGAAGATACCCGCAAATACCGGATCCTCAGTCAGCGGGTTGTCTGCCTCTACGGTACTTACCGAGGAGGATAAGGAGAAAGCCCGTGAAGCGGCATTAAGACGCTTGGAAGAGGAACAGTATGCCTTGCTCAAGAAAAAGCCTACACGGGCAAAGAAAGAGATAATAGAAGTTCAACAGATGTCATTATTCTAAATTATGAAACCAAGGACCAAGTTACAAGTTCAGGTATTGGAGCAAAGCAGGTGTCTTCCTGATATTGATAGCTATATGCTTGCATGGGCTAAAACGGACTGCTTGGAACATAAAGGCTTTGCGACTAAATCACGGGTTGTTTGCATGGACTGCGGCCAGAGGTTCTCCCCGGATATTGTCAGGCGTAAACTGGCTGTATGCCCTCACTGTGGGGCAAAGTTGAAAGTAGAGCAATCAAGATGCACTACAGACAAACAGAGCAGGTATGTTGCGATCGCTGAAATTCATGGGGAGTTTCAGGTAATTCGGAATTTTGAGATTCGGGCGTACTATAAAGCCGGTGCGGTTCCAAAATACTTTATTAATGAGGTACTCCAACACTGGATACGGCAAGATGGAAAGAATACGGTTGTCGCATTGAATCACACTGTGAATTGGTATTGTGATTCCTGGGGCGGAGATATGGAGATACGTGTTGAACATAGACGTGGTTACTATTCTTCCGGTGTCAGGTATGATATTTATCCTTCCAGGCTGCATCCTGATTCTGAGTTCCGTCCGGATATAGGACGCTACGGTATAGACCACAGATTGCAAGGGCTTACGCCACTGGAAGCTATTAACATGATTCCTGATAACCCGAAAATGGAAACATTGCTAAAGGCAAGGAGGTACGAACTATTAGGGTATGCTTCAAATGAAAAATATAAGATTGAGCGTTATTGGCCGTCCATAAAGATATGCCTAAGAAACAAATACAGGATAAAGGATGTGAAAATATGGTTTGATTATCTTGATTTGCTTCGGTACTTCCACAAAGACCTGCATAATGCACACTATGTTTGCCCGGATAATCTTAAGAAAGAACACGATAAGTTGGTCATTAAGAAACGGCAACTTCAGGAAAAAGAAGAAGCTGAACGTAAACGAAAGAGGGCAATTGAAGACGAAGCTAAATTCAAAGCCCTCAAAGCTAAGTTTTTTGGGTTGCGATTTACTGACGGGTTTATTGAAGTGAGGGTACTTGAAAGTGTTCGGGAAGTCATGGAGGAAGGAGATGCACTTCATCACTGCGTATTTACGAATAATTATTACCTGAAGCCTGAATCCCTTATTCTCTCCGCCCGCATTGGTGACAAGCGTATCGAGACAATTGAGGTTGACTTGAAAACCTTAAATGTCGTACAGTCTCGAGGAGCCTGTAACCAGAACACTGAATACCATGACCGGATCATAGGGCTTGTGAAAAAGAACACAAGGTTGATCAAACAAAAACTTGCATCATGAAAGGAGTCCTGCTTAAATGCAGGAAACATGTTAAACAATAACCAATGCCGGTACCAAAGGATGCCGTCGGGAGTGTGCCCCGGTTAAGTTTTATATTTTGCAAACCACTCCCCGGGGACTTCTCCCCGGGATTCGGATTCCCCCGGAATGGGAGGCTTAAAACGCTCAGCTTATGAATATTCCCCAAACCATCCCGCGTATTGATTGCAAGGCATTCGCCAAATGCGGAAAGAAGTCTTTATCCCATTGCAGGCGGTATAAACTTACGGACGAAGAGTGTATAAATTGCCGGTTGGTCCATCGACGGGAAAGAAACAATTACCGTACTTCCCCCGACGGTCGTTTAATGAAACGGTGTTCCATCTGTGGCGAGTGGTACTATCTTCACCGTTTTTACCCCAGAACTTTAAATCGGGGAGAGAAGGTCTATTCCACCTTCAGTTCTGAATGCAGAAGGTGTAAGTCTTTGAAAGCATCAACCTATCAAAAAGCAAGGCGATGAATAAGAATAAGGGAAAAGAAGAGGAAATCAGGCAGAAGGTAAAGTGTGATTGCCGGCAATGCAGACGCGCCGGCCCGGTTGAGAATTTCATGGTGTATTGCCCGATACATGACTGCGCCCGATCAACCGGTCTTAGAATGTGTATGTATTTTATAGAGAAGAAGAGATGTTCGACAAGATAACCATAAAGGCAACGATTGATACGGCGGATATTGAGACGATCGTCTTACGAAACTATTTGGAGGAGTGCACGGAGGGTGATGAAGTCTATTACAAGTCTACCGCTTACGCCAACTTTGACGGTTGTTTCATCGAGATTCGCGGTAACAGGTTACGGTGTACGTGTTCCATTTGCAAGCTCTATTCCAAGGGAAAGACCGGGAAACTGGATAACAGCCGCCCGATAACTTTCGCAATGGCTGTAAGGACAATCAAAGAGCTGCTGTTGAGGCTATGTGTCCGTATTGAGAATGCCGTGGTAACGTATTACGAGATAGGTATCACAATGAAGATGTCCCTTCCTGCCGATTCTTACATAAAACAGATGTATGAAGTCTCAGGAAAGCTCCTTTGGAACGATGCCAACTATTCGGCGTTCAAGCAACAGACAACGGAGAAAAGCAAGTATTTCCGGAAGATCCTGAAGGTCTATGATAAGAGCTTTGAGGCCGGGGAGAAAGGACGGAATGTCGGGGCTAACATTCTTCGTATCGAAACGATATACAAGCACCAGTCTGTTTCATTGATGGAGCTAACGGACAACCTCTTCTTGTCGAGGATCGGCCGTATATTCTATAAGGACTGGTCAGAAATATGCTTTACCAGAGAACTGTCTGCGGCCAAGGGCGTAAAGGTGTCCCAGCTTGAAAGGGCCAGGGAGATATACCGGATAGGAGTTACCCGGTACAAGGAGCGTTACAAGAAGCTTTATCTTTCGGGTAAGCTGACTAAAAAGCAATGGGAGACTATACGCAATTTTGCCCGTAGCTGGCCGGAAGAGCGTGAGAAGTACGTGGAGGAAATCGGTGACATGGAGCGTGAATTTAAGGACAAACTTTTATCAGGCTACCAGACAGGGATATTTACGCCCATTTGCAGAAAAATATAACATATTGAAAATCAGTATTTTATATGTAAATACAAAAAGCACCTTATGGTGCGCAATTAAAATGTTGAAAATTAAGTGATTACGTTTTTAAAATCTAAAATTTAACACTTTTCGGCAACTTGTCCTATACAGCCCGCAGGGTTGTCGGGAACCGACTTATAAGGGCTGATAAATTATAATTTAAAAACTGAATATATGAAATGTGAAGCAGAAGGCAAAATTTTGGTGGAGCTGCCATCCACCGGTGGAGTTACCAGGGATGGTAAAGACTGGGAGAAGAGAGAGTACATCATGGAAACCAGCGAACGTTATCACAGCAAGATGCGCTTTTCCGTTTGCAGTTTTGATGGTCCTGTTGAGAACCCTCCCAAAGTAGGAGACAAGATCAGAGTTAACTTTACCGTTGAAGCCCGCGAATATAAAGGGAACTGGTACAATGAAGTAAGAGTGCATCGGACGGAGAATATTAACCAATAACATAAAAAGATATGAAGAAAAAGAAAGAAATAATGATTGAGTTGGTATACGATATTCCGGCTCTGATAAGAATACAGGAACTTTCCTTGATTGAAATAAAGAAGAAAATTCGTGATCAACAGGTTATAGATTTTCAAGAAGACATTCTAAGAGTTCTAAAGGCTGTAAACGAGATCGATTTTATTAATATGGACAGCAACTAATAGCTATAATTGATATGAATATGAAACAGACGGTTCAAGAAAGAGCAAAAGAAATGTGTGAAGCGTGGGGAATGGAAGATAACCACGGTTACAGCGTTAAAGATACCTTTCAAGTAGGTTTTGTGCAAGGCGCAAATTGGCAGGCAGAGCAATCTCCGTGGATAAAGGCTAAAGACCGGCTTCCATTTGTGGACGAGGATGATATATCAGAGCAGAGCGAACCAGTGTTAGTCATAGCTTCCGCCAAAGGACATTATGAACCCGAAATATTGGTTTACAACAAACATTACCATGTGTGGGACACAGCAGATGCGGATGATTACTGTTGTGATGTATCCGATAATGACTTATGGATGTATATCCCAAAGTTTAATTAGTGACAATACAGCAATGGAAACAACGATAGATAGTAATGGTCTGGGTGGATTTCAAACCAGGCAGGATCGGATACTGTGTATTCGTAGTCAAATTAATCGCAGCAGTGAAGAGTTAGACCGGATCAATGAAAAGCTGGGAGCTAAAGACACTCCCTTGGAAGAGTGGCTGCGTCTTTCGGATATCCGTAATAACCTGACGGTTTCTATACACCGGAAGGAGGAAGAGTTGTCACGGCTGACGGATAGCCGCCGGCTTGATCAGCCTAAGCGGGCGAATTATAATTATTGATATGTTTTAGAGGATTAATAAGTCGTATTGGAATGGGAAACAAAAGAAGGTCAGTCCGATTTGATGAACATACTTGGATGCTATTGAAAGATGTATCTGAGAAAATGGGAGTCAATATGTCAGTTGTAATCAGGAGCATGGTTGCGCGCAGTTTGAGGGAAATAACGGATGATTCCGGTAATCTGATTCTAAATGAGAAACAGGTACAAGCGAAATAGTTATTATCCTAAGGTGGCCGAAGCAATCGGAAAGAATTATCTTAAGCTTCGATCGCTTTGTTGTGTCGAATTCGATACGTTTCATGGCTCACTATCTCGTGAGGATATCTTTCAGGACACGGTGCTTTATGTCATTCAAGATGTTGAGGCCAGCCTGTTAGAATCGGAAGAGGATATTATAAAACACTTTTGCTATCGTTACAAAATGATAGCATTTCAGATAATTCAAGATTCTAAACAATTAAGAGAAATACCATATGCCGACTATTTACAAACCCAAAAAGAGGGAACAGAAGAGCAATAATATGTATGATGATACCCGTCGTAAGATATATAATTCAGAGCGATGGCGCAAGCTTCGAGCATGGAAGATGGTGAATAACCCTCTATGTGAGGTATGCTGGCAAAAGGGATTGGCTACACCGGCTGAGGATGTTCATCATATCGTATCATTCATGACTACGAATGATCCTTTACAGCGTAAATCATTAGCATACGATTATGACAACTTAATGAGCCTTTGTAAGCAATGCCATCAGAATATACATAACTCAAAATAATAACAAAAAAGTTATTGGAATATTTGCTTAATAACAATAATGTTATTATATTTGTAGTGTCAAAAAACAAAAGCAATATGGGAGAAAAACCGGTAAGTAAAGAACGGATAAAGTTAGAGAAGGATTTGCTGTTCTACCTTCGCTACTACAAAGAGCTACAGGACAGAGGGCATTATAAACAAGAGCTTGATTATCAAATCGAGTTATTAACGAAAAAGTTAAAGGAAATGTAAGTTGTCAACCGCCTCCCTTGAAAGACAGGGAGGCTAAATAAAGAAGTTATGAAGACAGATATAGAAAGACTAAAGGAACGCTTTGCCAATGCTAATACCGAAGCGGAGATTGAGGCAGTAGACAAAGAGATGAAAGCTTTGGCGGATCAAGATATGGATCAGTTTGCGGAAGGTTTGATAGAATGCATCAAGGACACCAACAAAGAAGCGGATGAAATATTACTAAGAGAGAAGTTGGAATCGGTGTTGCCGTTTATCTCTGTTTCAGCATTAGCCAAAACATATTTTAAGAGGTCTCCCCAGTGGTTTTACCAACGTTTAAATGGAAGTATTGTCAACGGGAAGCCCATTCGGTTTAATGATGCTGAGTTAAAAACCTTGGCCGGTGCATTGACCGATATAGGTAAGAAGATAAGTCAAGCTGCTGCTTTTGTTTTTTGACGATAACCAAGCAATAGTTTGTGGCCCCATCTGTAAAGGTGGGGCTTTTTTGTTCTACTTTTCGTGGAACTATATGTTAAAACGCAGTCTGCTATGTTCCACGGCAGTGTTTTCGTGAAACAATGTGTTAAATCGAATTAATATTGTTCCACGGGTATGGGGTTGAATTTTGAGCAAATCGACTTCCGAAACCTCGCCCAACCCTTCTTCACACGCACGGAATTTTTTCAAATTTTGAATTTGTTAAAGCATTAACGTTTTATTTGTCGGACATTCATGTGGTTATTATAAAAAACAGAATATGGTGAAATTTGTAATGCCCGATAATTTATCCGATGAAACACAGAAGTTTATAAAGGATGTGGTAAAAGAGCTAAATGCTAGAAAAGCTATTCAGAATATTGATCTCGGAGCTATTAGAATGCTTGCAACCAGCTACGAGATGTATATGCAGGCAACTGATATCCTGCTTAAAGAAGGGCCCGTTATTGAGATAAAATACGAAAAAGCAGCTAATCCGGCTCAAAATATTGCCACTAAAAACTATGCTCAGGTAATGAAAATCATGACAGAGTATGGTTTGACTATTAAAAGCCGTGGAAATATTAAGGCTATGAAATCAGAAGATAAAAATGATTCTCCTTTAGACCAATTTTTAAAGAAAGGGGCCCGTGAGAGACGATGAAAGGATACTATCAATATGCCGCTGATGTTAGAGATGGCAAGATTGTAGTGGGAGAGTTTATTAAGCAGGCCGTCGAACGGTTTTATGTTCTTTTTGAACGGGATGATATAGATTTTAGAGAGAATCGGGCGGATTATGCTATTGAATTTATTTCTTTGTTGAGGCATTACACCGGTCGTCATGCCGGAAAATCGTTTACGTTACTGCCTTGGCAAGAGTTTGCAGTAGCAAGTATCTACGGATTCTATAAAAAAGATGAGGATGGCTCTTGGTGCAGGTTGGTTTCATCTGTATACATTGAGATGGCCCGTAAAAATGGCAAGTCGGCTTTTGCGGCTGCACTTTGTCTATATCATCTTATCGCCGATGGCGAGTCGGCTGCGGAAGTCTACTTGGCGGCTAACAGTAAAGATCAGGCAAAGGTTAGTTTTACAATGTGCCGTAACTTTGTATCCGGGCTTGATCCTAAGCATCGGTATCTTGTGTCTTTCCGCGATCAAATAAACTTCGATAAAACATTGTCGTTTTTGAAAGTGCTTGCCGCTGATTCCAGCAAATTAGATGGCCCTAATCCGTCTATGTTTTTACTTGATGAATACCATGCGGCTAAAAATTCAGGTTTGAAAGATGTACTCCAATCCGGGCAGGGTATGCGTGATGATCCGATGAGTATCATTATCACTACCGCCGGTTTTGATAAATTGGGTCCATGCTACCAGTTTCGTGAAATGTGTACGGAAGTGTTGAAGGGCTTGAAAGAAGATGATACCCTTTTTGCTTTGATTTATGCTTTAGATGAAGGGGATGATTGGAAAAATGAAAAAGTGTGGGGCAAGAGTAATCCTAATTTAGGGGTCACAGTAAAGCCTAAATATTTGAGGGAACAGGTTCAAAAGGCAATAAATTCTCCTTCAGAAGAAGTTGGAATCAAAACGAAGAATATCAATATGTGGTGTGATGCGGAAACTGTTTGGATACCGGATCACTACATCCTTAACGCTTCTGCCAATCTTGATTTCGAGCAATTCCGGGACATGGATTGCTATGCAGGTATTGACTTATCAAGTACGAGTGATCTCACCTGTATGAGTTTTATGTTTCCGACTCAGGACAAATATTACTTTAAAACCCTGTATTATCTTCCAGAGGCGGCGCTACAAGAAAAACGATTTAAGGATTTGTATGGCGATTGGCGTAGGCAGGGATTGATTACCATTACGCCGGGCAATGTAACGGACTATGATTATATACTCAATGACCTGATGCGTATCCGGGAGATTGTTTTCATTCAAAAAGTGGCTTATGATGCATGGAACGCAACACAGTTTGTTATCAACGCCACAGATCAGGGGTTGCCGATGGAGGAGTTTTCCCAAGCATTGGGAAACTTTAACCGTCCCACAAAGGAAATGGAGCGCTTGCTATTATCCGGACGGGCAGTGATTGACAACAATGTCATTAACCGGCATTGTTTCCGCAATGTGATTATGGCACGGGATCGGAATGGAAATACCAAACCGTCGAAGCAGTTTGAAGAGAAGAAAATAGACGGAGTAATAGCCAAGCTGGAAGCCCTTGGCATTTATCTGATGTCTCCGCGGTACGGGGAATTCTATTAACTGTCGGACAATTTTCTGGTTAGATGGTAAAAGGAAAACAATGAAAATACCAATTCTAAATATTGAGATTAGAAAAGCGTCCAAACAGGAGGTATCTAATATAGCTGCTTGGAGTTCCGGTGGAAGATCGCTGTTGTTGAGCCGTGATAAGCCAATGTTGCTTTCTACTGTTTATCGGTGTGTGGACTTGATTTCTGACAGTGTGGCTGTCTTGCCATTAAAAACCTATCAATTGGATGAAGAAGGTTTTAAGAAGGAGTGTAAATGGCATCCGGCTTACTATGTTCTGAATACAGAGCCTAATGAAGACATGACCAGGTACGTCTTCTTTAAAACATTGATGGCCTCAGTCCTTTTAACAGGTAACGGTTATGCCTATATCGAAAGGGATGGGACGGATTTACAACTAATCTATGTTCCTTCTTCCCAAGTAGGTATAGAATGGATAGTAGATGCGAAAGGCATTCGTAGAAAACGTTACAGGATTACAGGGTTTAAGGATCTGGTACAGCCTAAGGATATGATTCATGTATTGAACTTTTCTTATGACGGAATCATTGGGGTGTCTACGCTGACCCATGCCCGGCAAACGCTGGGTATCGCCTCTGACAGTGAGGCGCATGCCGCAGGATTCTTTAAGGGTGGCGGTAACGTGGCGGGTATCTTGGCATTTGAGGGTCGCTTGGATAAAAAACAAAAAGACCAGATCTATGAAACTTGGGAAAATCGTACTTCTTCTGTAGGGGGGAAACCCAATGGCATTGCTGTGCTTGAAGGGAATATGAAGTACCAGCCGATCACTATCAGTCCCAAGGATTCGCAACTATTGGAGTCCAGGGAGTTTAATGTGGTGGATTTATGCCGTTTTTTCTCCGTCTCTCCTGTTAAGGCTTTTGACCTGTCTAAATCGAGCTACTCCACTGTTGAGGCTACGCAGCTTCAATACCTGACGGATACGGTGCTGGCTGTCATTACCAAGATTGAGCAGGAGATCAATCGGAAAGTTTTTCTTAAATCCGAACGTGGCCGGATATTGGCTGAATTTGATACATCGGCAATTTTGCGTACAGACAAAAAGGCGCAGGCCGCATATGCAAAGGATATGTTTTATGTTGCAGGGATGACACCCAATGAAATTCGCCGGGAGAATAATTTGCCCCGATTAGAAAATGGAGATAAAGCCTTTGTGCAAGTCAATACACAAACATTAGATCGTGCGGTAGCCGACCCTGTCATAGATAAAAATTCCAAGTTGTCCGACAGTTCTGTGGTTAATGAAGAAAAGGATTGATTATGGATGAAAAGAGAGAAATAAGAAATACTGCCTATCAAGTGGTGTCAGACGAAGAAAAGCGCACCGTTGAAGGGTATGCTTTGCTTTTTGGCGTGTCTTCGGACGGTTTAAGTTTTGAAGAGGTGATTGAGCATGGAGCTCTGGATGGTGTTATTGAGAAAAGTGATGTATTTGCGTTGCTAAACCATGACCAAAGTCGGGGGATTCTTGCCCGATGCAATCGGGGGACCGGCTCGTTGACATTATCTATTGATAGCAAGGGATTGAGATACCGTTTTGAGGCTCCAAAGACTGGGCTCGGAGATGAGCTGATGGAAAATATCCGGAGAGGCGAGATCGCCGAGAGTTCTTTTTGCTTTGATGTAGAGGAAGAGACTTGGGAAAAGAAAAGTGATGGAACATGGAAGCGGACAATATTGAAAATAGATCATTTATATGATGTCGCGCCTGTATATAATGCCGCATATAGCAAAACATCGGTTTATATGAGAGGCAAGGAGCAGGCCGAAGAAGATTTTCGTAAACAGGAAGAACAGAGAAAATCCGGAGAGTTGGATGAATATTACGAGAATATAGAAAAATTATTTAATAATTAATTTAACGATTATGCCAAGAGAAAAATCAATTACAGATTTAAAAGACGAAAGAACCCAGCTTTCTATCCGTGCTAAAGCGATAACTGATGGTGCGAGAGCCGAAAAACGCATGTTAAACGAGGGCGAAAATACGGAACTTGGAGAGATCCAGTGCCGGATGGCTGACATTAATATGGAGATTGCAACCAAGGAGGCCGAGAACAGAGGTAAAGGGACTCCCCATGTAGAACCCGGTCAGGAACGCTTTTCTCTCCGTCGTTCATTGGCCAACTATATTTCCGGACAGGGACAGCATGATGCGGATGCTTCCGTTATTGAGGCGGCAACGCGCCTGCATAATAGCGCAGGGGTAACGAGGTCATCTCAAAATTCATTGGTAATCCCGATGAGCTTGGAGAAGCGGGCAATGTTTACGGCGGCAACCGAATCGGCTACGGGAGTAGTCATTGATCAGGAGCAGCAGGAATTGTTGCTGCCGCTTCAATCCTCTTTGGTCTTGGCTCAGGCGGGAGCCAGATTTATGACCGGTTTACAGGGGGATATTTATTGGCCGAAGTATAGTGGTTCCAATGTTTTCTGGGAGGGTGAAAACGCTAAAGCCAAAGACGGTGCCGGGCAATTTAGCAAAGGTGACGCCTATAAACCTAAGAGACTGACGGCTTATGTTGATATCTCCGAGCAGTTGCTTGTCCAGGAAAATACTTCGGTTGAGGCAATTATTCGACAAACGTTGGCTGCTGCTATTGCGCAGAAGGTTGAGCAAACCGCATTTGGTACGCACGCTCACAATGATAATACGCCCGACGGGCTGTTTCAGACAGTGCCGGCCATTAACGGTGTCATGGATTGGGCTAAAATTGTGGAGTTGGAAACCGATGCGGATATCAACAATGCACTCTTTGGTAATTTGGCTTACATTATGCACCCGTCTTTGGTAGGTAAGGCCAAAACTAAAGTGAAAGATGCTTCCGGTGCCGGAGGCTTCATTTTTGGCGATAAGGGTGAAGGTACTCTTAACGGATATAAAGCGCTTCGCACCAATAACCTGCCTAAAGGCTTGCAGACCGCTAAAGATGAATTCGGCATTGTTTTTGGTAACTGGAACGACTACTTTATAGGTCAGTGGGGAGCGTTGGAAATCAAAGTGGATCCGTATTCCCGCATGTTGGAGGGAGTTGTACGCTTGGTGATTAATTCTTATTGGAATATGGGCATGATCCGCCCTGAGTCATTCTCCATTGCCTCAATGAAGTAAGCCATGAAGTACGTATCGTTAGATTTGGCGAAGAAGCACCTTTACATCGAGGCAGAATACACCGATGATGATAGTATCATTGGCGTATATGTTGCCGCCGCTGAGGGGGCTGTAGCTAATCACATACGTCGGGAGCTAGATACGCTGGAGGATAGTGAAGGGAAGTTGCCCGACCCTATTCTCTCAGCTATCCTTCTTGTTGCCGGAGGTTTGTTTCGGGATCGGGAAGTCAACTTTGTCGCGGAACGGGCGCGGGACAAAGTCGGTTTGCTGGACTATTTATTACAACCATACATTGATTACTCCAAATGAAAGCGGGACTGTTACGTGAGATTCTGGAATTCAGGGAAGAGGTGAAAAGCCAGGACCTGAACGGTTTTGTATCCAATAGATATGAAACGGTGTTGACTTGCAAGGCTTCGCGCCGGAAGATGTCTGCTGTTGCAGACAAGAGCGGAGTGAATGCCATGGAGCAATTTATCGGTAGTATTATAGTATTTCAGGTTCGGAATTATCCGGCGATTAAAGAAAACCAGAGGGTTGTTTATCGGGGAGTGGAATATGCGATAAAGATGATTGATCCACAAAGAGATAACACGCTTGTAATCACACTTGAAAAACTGAATATATGAGTGATCTTTTTAGTAGACATATCCACGATTACATATATGGGAAATACGTAGATGCCAGAATGGCGGGTAGAGGCAAAGCTTTTGAGTTGACTGTTTCCTCCCTGTCTCAAATAGAGATGGCGGTTTCTGAATTGGGGGATATTGATAAAGATAAAGCGATAAGGGCAGGGCTCAGAAGCGCCGGCGGCTTCTTTGCCCGTAGGGGTAGGAAACGCTTATCAGAGCGTAGCTATAAAAAAGGTCGTTTGACCAAAGAGGGGCGCAAAGCGTTGGCGGCTCATAATTTATACAATGCTTTTGCCGTGCGGGTGAAACGCCGTAGTCTTGGCGCTGTGGTCGGCTTCAATTACAGAGGACATCACGCACATTTGGTAGACAGAGGGACGGTGAAGCGCCCTCACCCGATTACGGGAACTTCCGGTATCATGCCTGCTAATCGCTTTTGGAGTGATACTGCCGATCAGGACTGGAAGAAAGGTATGGATATGATGATGGCTACAGTTCAGCGAGCGGTTACCCGGATAATGATGCGGCAACAATAGATACTAATATGAACAAGTTTAAAGTAACAACAGAGGTACGGGCTATCTTGCAGGATTCTTTGGGTATCAAGACAATGGTAGGTGATAAAATATTTCCGTTGGTTGCCCCGAATGGAACCGAGGGGGATTTTATTATATATCAACGGGATGGATTCAAGCAGGAGTACACCAAGATGGGAGTTGCCCGTCAGGTTCCGACCATATTCGTAACTGCCGTGAGTGATAATTACACCCGCTCCCAGGAATTGGCAAGTCTTATCTATGATGCTTTGGAGGGGGATTTTGTAGATCCGGTAATGAAAATCAGGATGGAAGATTCTACAGAGGATTATGAATCCGGAAAATATTTCCAAGTCTTGCAGTTTTCAATTGATTGATATGAAACGTAAAACTAAAATTTTAAAAACAATGGCAACAAAATTAGATTCCAGCAAAGACATTTATCGGGGGGAGCTTATGCTTTTCATCGGTGATGAACCTATTGCTTTTGCTTCCAGCTGCGGGTTGGATGTTTCAACAGAAGAGATTGATATTTCTAATAAAATGATGGGGGACTGGGCCGGTTCGCTTCCTGGGAAAAAGAGCTTTACCCTGTCAAGTGAATCATTGTTAACCCGAAAAGAAGGTGCAATGAGCTTTGACACTCTTTTGAGTAAGCAGATAACAGGTGAGGTACTTGACTTTTTCTTGGGAAGCTCTGCATCTACCGATAAGGATAATTTCGGTGGAACTTTCACTAAGGATACAAAGCAAAAGAACTATACGGGTAAAGTAATTATCACGTCCTTATCCATTAAATCAGATAATGGACAGATTGTTTCATGCAGTGCTTCTTTTAAGGGAATTGGCGCCCTTGCCCCGGTTGAGCCTGTCGGGGTGGGAGGATAAGAAATACAATAATGATGAATATCGAAGGCGGTCCGTAGATGGCCGCCTTTTTAATTAATAAATTGGATGGAAGCAAGATTGACAATAAAGGCTGTTATCCGCTGGGAACAACTCAGGGGTAAATCATTTTCTTTAATGGACTATTCAGATAAAGAGGATGTAAACGCATTGTTATATACCTCCACAATAGTTGCTAAAGGAGAAGTATATACGTTTGATGTTTTTAAAAAGACACTATCCAACCGGAAATTGGTTCGTGAGATGGTATTGTCTTTGGAAAATAGGATGTCTGTATTGGCCCAGTTTCAAAATAAACGAGCTGGTACAGATAAGATCAATTCCGATACCACTCCGGGGATGATAGGCAATATCGTGTCAACGCTTATCATGTCCGGTCTGGATGCTACATATGCATTGGAGGAAATGGAGTTGTGTGATTTGCCCATGTATATTGAAGCCTATGAACGTAAACGTAAAGAAGAGATGGAAGCCAGCCGGTTATGGACATTCTTTACCATGTTGCCGCATATTGATTCCAAGAAGATGAAAAACGGGGCTATGGACCTGATAACATTCCCATGGGAGGAAGTAGAGGCGGCCAGGGAAGCGGAAAGAGCAATAAATGAAGATATAGACCGCTTCGAACAGTTTATGAAAGAGGGTAAGAAACTAATAAATAAATAGTATGGCAGGTAGATTATCATTTTCGATTGCGATAAACCTCCTGACTGAAAACTTCAAGAGAGGTACGAATTCCGTTAAAAACGGTCTAAGAGTGATGCAGATGCAGGTCTTAACTTTTGCGGCGGCACTGGGTGCCGGTGGATTGGGGTTGAGCAACTTTGTATCCCGTCTGATCGATGTTGCCAGGGAAACCAGCCGGGTTACCACTGCTTTGAAGAATGTATCCGGTAGCATGGCCCAGTTAGCCGATAACCAGCGTTTTTTGCTGGACATGGCGAAGAAATATGGTATTGAGATCAACGCGTTGACCGGGAATTACGCTAAGTTTACGGCTGCCGCTTCCATATCGGGCATGTCTATGATGGATCAGCGGAAAATATTTGAGTCTGTGTCCCGTGCAGTAACCGCATTTGGGATGAGTGCGGAAGATAGCAACGGCGTCTTTCTGGCATTATCTCAAATGATGTCCAAGGGAAAGGTTAGTTCAGAGGAGCTTCGTTTACAAATGGGAGAGCGCCTACCTATCGCTCTGCAAGCTATGGCAAAAGCCGCAGGGGTATCGGTAGGGGGGCTTGACAAGTTGTTAAAGCAGGGCAAATTAATGAGTAAAGATATTCTTCCTAAGTTTGCTGAGGCTCTTGACAAGATGATTCCCAACGTAGATACGGATAATTTGGAAACTTCCGTGAACCGGCTTAAGAATGCATTCACTGAATTCGTGAATGGAACGGAAGTACAGAGCAAATATAAAGCCTTGATCGATTGGCTAACGAACGCGGTAAAGGTGGCGGCTGACAATATAAGATCGGTAATTACCTATACGGTTGCCGCCATCATGGTTATGGTAACAAGCCGGTTGGTGAATAAAATACTTCTGTCGATATCCCGGGCTGAGTTGGCTGCTAAATCCGCTGCACGCCGGGCGGCTAAAGATGCCGGCCAAAAATTCAATGAAATAGCGTGGAAAGCACAGAGAACTTCTGCCTCCATTAAAATGGCGTTCTCTAAGGCCGCCATGTCGATTAGGGCAACCCTGATATCCATGGCTCCTACGGCTATATTGACGGTCATTGGGGCTGTAGTCGCTAAATTGTATAATGCCTATCGGGAGTCAAAGCGTATAAAAGGGTTATTCGATGAATATCAGAAACGAATGAATGATGTTCCCTCAAAAACTCCTGAAGTAATCAAGATTCGCGCTCTGCAAGAGGAATACAATAAGACCAATGTCACATTATCAGATAAGAAAAGAATTTTAGCCCAGATAAATGGGATTTTAGGGACTGAATTGAGTGTTAATCAAGACGTTAACAAAGTTATTGAAAAGCGTATATCATTATTAGAAAGTGCAGCAAGAGCCGAACTGGCTGCTAAAGAGGTGGCTGATAGCGAAAATGAATTAGGAAAGATTGGTGGTAAATCATATAATGGCAAAACGATACGAAGTATGGCTCCGGACTGGGCGATGGCTCGCGGGGATTTAGTAAAAGAGGAAAGATTTAAAAAGAAATACGGTGTGCATACCCAAGATGCTTTAGGCTGGGAAAACGGGCTTAAAGATGACTTGAATGCATTTATCGAACACGCCAAGATACTAAAAGACGCTAAAGGTCGATTAGGCAAGGAGATTGCTAATTCTGTGGCTACGGCTGATTCTACACCTCCTGAACCTGATTCTAAAAAGATGGAACTTCAAAAGGCCGAAGAGAAATACGCTAAATCCTTAAGGGAATTGGATGCCCGCCGGGAAGTCGAGAAGATGTCGGAGTCGGAATATTATAAAGCTGTCGATGAACTCGGGAGGAAGATGTTGATAGAGGCCAAAGCGTCAGGTGACAAAGAGATACTTAATAGCAAATATCTCAAAATGCTTCAGGATGTTATTGATCATCCTTTATATGATGAGGCGGCCGCAGAGATGGAGAAGGTGCAGAAGGAGTACAATGATAAGGTTAAAGAAAATAAAACCTTGCTTTCAAAAGGACTTATCTCTCAAAAGGCTTTCAATGAAAATCTTGCGGGGCTATCGGTTGAGGCCGCTAAGTCTGCCGCAAGCATTAAAGGAATCGGTGAGAGGGCTGATGCTTTTATCAAGGACATGCTGGATCAGGCGATATCACATATCCCATCCGTGAAGATGAAATCACGCGATACCACTTTTGATTATAAAAAATCAAAAGTGGATGTTGCCTCTGAGAATCTTGATAAAGCAAAGGAATACGCAAAAGAATTACAGGAACAGGCAAAGAAAGTAGGTAAGGAACTTTCGGATGAACTGTCAAATGCGATAGCCAATGTCCCTACTTTGGAGGAGGCTTTGAAATTAGCTAAAGTAAAAGAAGACGTGAAAAAATTCACTAAGGAGCTGGATGAATCGCTTTACTCAGGGATCAAGGATATCGCTACAAGCTCCGATCGTGTCGTATCGGCCTTTACGAGCCTTCGTGATGTGATGAATGATGTAGATGCAACGGGATGGGAGAAAATCATGGCCATTTGGAATGCAATGATAAATACGATTGATTCTTTTACGTCTATAGTTCGTACTATTGAGAATATATCAGTTTTGGCTAAAAAGTTGGCTGGCGCCAAGGAGGCACAGCAAGGACTTGAGAAAAGTACAGCAGGAACGGTTGCAGGAACAGTTGTTAAAATAGCCGCAGATGAGGTAGCGACAAAAATGGAATTAGAAAATAGTCAGAAGAAAAGTGCGGCGGCTGTTACAGAAATGGCATCGAAGAGTACAGCGGCTTATGCGGGAATACCTTTTGTCGGGGCGGCTCTGGCGGCGGGACAAATAGCGACAATGATGGCTATGATAGAAGCAGCGAGAATTAGCGCTCCCGGATTTAATTCAGGGGGGATCTATTTAGGGGGCACATCTTTTGGAGATAAAGGATTGGCGCGTCTGAATAAAGGGGAAATGATTTTGAATATGACCCAGCAATCTAATTTGTTTGATGCTATCAACTCTGGTAATTTGGGGAGTTCAAATAGGGTCCAAATATGTGGCGCGCAAATTTGTGCGCCACTTTTTTAGGTAATTTAGTATATCCCACTCCAGCATCGAAGATGCTTCACTTTCCTTAACTCTTTTTACGTGCCTATACCGTGTTTTGGTTGCTAAAAATTGTTTTCCTGTTTTGCATGCGATAGCTTGTTCCTCCGAGCCTGATAATCTCGCAGCAGTAGAGCAGCCTGTCAAGCAAGGCGGCTGTGACCGCTTCATCCTCCAATGTTTCCAGCCAACGGGTGAGTGCCTTGTTTGCCGTGATGATGAGTGATGTCCTTTCCTGGAAGTCATTGACCAGTTTGAACAGCAACACGGCTTCTTCTCTTTTCAAAGGGAACAGTGTGGCATCGTCTATGGCCAGCAGCCGGGCCTTCATGATCCGCTTGTATGTTTTCATCGCATGTGCTGAGACCTCTTTCGTTTTCAGGCATGTGAGCAGCTCCTCCAGTGTCATCAGATATGCTTCGTATCCCGCCTTTACCGCTTCATAAACAAGCCCGGCGGCTATAAAGGTCTTGCCGGTTCCGGAAGGGCCTACCAGGAGAAGATTGTATGCCTGGTTCACCCATACCAGCTCACGCAGTTCGCGCAGCCTCCTGTTATCCATTCCTTCCGCCCTGTCATAGTCGTACAGGTCCAGATCGTATTTGGCGGGGAGTCCGGAGAGTTTCAACCGTGTCAGGTAGCTTTTCCTTTCTCTGCCCTGGATTTCCCTGGCAAGACAATCCGCCAGGAACTCCGAATAGGTCAGTTGCTTCTCCTGTGCTTCATGAAGTATCACACCCACATGTTCTGCCAAGTTCGGTAGTTTCAGGTGCCGTGCATATTCAACCAGCTCCTTTTTATGTTTTATCATAGCCATGGAAGATTTCATTGTAAGACTGTATCAGCCCGGTTTGTCGCGGCGGGCAACTGTCCGTCCTGTCTGTTTCAGTTTCTTTATTCCGTCTCCTGTGCACGTGTTCACACAGGCTTTTAACGGAATCGCCATTGTAGATGCCCTTATCAAGACATATGTGCACTGCCTCTATCAAGATATCCTTGTCATAGCCCGGCATCATGTGCAGAACCACTTCCAGATTATCCTTGTAATAGCGTTCTTTCTTTCTCTTGAGGTTCTCCATCCACAAGGCGACCTCCCGGTTTCCGGATACATAAACAAGGATACGTTCGGCCAGCTTCTGTGCCCCAATACTCTTGGGCCTTCTGTGTCTTTCGTCATAAATCGTTTTTCCTTTTCGGGTACAGAGGGGATGTCTGGCGACGATTTTTCCCGTCTCCTTGCTGTACAGTTCCACATACCCCTCAGTTTCCTGCAACCAGACCCTTGTCTGCCCGCTCCGGTAAGTGCCGCATGGCAGGCTGTAATAATTCCCCCTATACTGGACCGTGTTGTCCTTACGCACGTGATACTCCTTCATCTGCTCCTGTGGTGGCTGCGGTAGACCATAATAAGGTTTCAGGTATCCTTTCTCCACAGCGAACTCCTCAGAGGGGACCAGGCGGGTGGTCCCGTGCACTTTTCCATTACCCGTCCTTTCAAGCCATTTCCGGGCTTCCTCATTCAGCCCGGGGATATCCTGTAAAACACGGGCCACCAGAAAATTCTCTTTCACATACTTCACCACATTCTCCACTTTCCCCTTCGACTCAGGGTCTGACCTGCGACAAAATACCGGCTGGAAATGCTGCTCTTTTATGAATGCCTGAAATTTCCCGGTCAGTATCAAATCTCCCAGGTTCTCGCGTGCTATAAGCACCCTGTCCTGGTCATAGATAATCTTTTCAGGCCTGCCCCCGAAATACTGAAAGGCCAGTTCATGGGCATAAATCGCAAGCTCCGTATCAAAAGGACGACGGCTGAAATGGATAAACTTATAGCGGGAACGCGTCAGTACGATGGCGAAGAAGTAAACCTTCGTGCTTCCGCCATTCTTCACAGGTACCCACTTCTCCCCGAAATCCGCCTGGGCATATTCCCCGTAGGGGGTCTCAGGCAACTTCTCATAATCACGCCGTATCCGGGCCTCGGATTTTTTCCCGATACCGTACTTCCTGCGTATCCTGTCTACAAAATTGAATACGGTCTTGTCACATACCCGCGGAAAATCGGGGTAACACTCCCTGAGCCAGTCATGCATACGGGCAGCCGATATGTACGGGTATTCTTCCAGTGTACCCCGTACATACTCCTCGTACTTTCCCAACTTGAGTTCATACTCCCGGTGGGAGTTCTGCTTTCTGAAAAACTCTTCCCGGCTTGTCCGCAGATATCTCCGCACAGTGCTCCGGTCCACGCCCAGATATTTTCCGATCTGTGTCTTGTTCAGTCCTTTCGACTGAAGTTCTCTTACCTTGTACCACATATACAGTTTGTCTTTTAAATTTTGGCTCTTTGTTTCCATTCCGGTGTCTGTCTCTTTGTTGAGCCGGCAAAGATAGACATTCCCGCAGGGCAGAAAAACCATACCCCTGTAAAAGTGGGACATACGACTTTCCGTTTTTCCACGGGCAAAGTTACAATTTACATGCTACATAAAAAGCCCCGTTCCAAGAAGCCGTTTTTTATATTGATTCATTTCATTTTTTTTTAAAACGTTTCCTTATATGGAACTATTTACTTATATTTGCATCAAAATGAAAGTAATGGAAGCAAAAGCTAAATTTGATGTGGTATTGTCACCGGAAGCAAGTGATTTCCTGAATGGATTAGGTTCTAAAATCAGAGATAAGATTGTTTATAACATTCGTAAATCGACATATATCATAGATCCTAAACTTTTTAAAAAATTGGATGATACGGATATTTGGGAATTTAGAACAAGACACAGTAATACTCAATATCGCCTGCTGGCATTTTGGGACAAAACGAGCGATATGGATACTTTAGTAATCGCTACACATGGGTTTATCAAGAAAACCCAAAAAACTCCATCAAAAGAGATAGCAAAAGCCGAAGAAATAAGAAAAGCATATTTTAACTCTAAAAAAAAATGATATGAAAGATATGAAGTTTTACACCCTTGAAGAAATAGAGGATAAGTATATAGGAGAAAAAGGTACTCCTAAGCGGGATAAATATGAAGCGGACCTGCATTCGTTTCTGATTGGTGAAGCAATCAAACAAGCCCGGCAATCAAAGAACCTGACCCAAGAGGAATTAGGCAACCTGATTGGGGTGCAAAGGGCACAGATTTCCCGGATTGAGAACGGGAAGAACCTGACTTTTTCTACTATTTCCAGAGTTTTCAAGGCTATGGGAATAAGCGCAAAACTTGAAATTGACAATTTAGGAAAAGTTGCTTTGTGGTAAGCCCGAATATAAAAAATAGCCTATCTTCCATGTATAGGCTATTTTTTATAATCAGTTCCTTTTTGGCTTTTGACATCCTCTTCCTGAGCTCTCTCCATTAAGCGGAAAACCGCCCGGTAAAATGATACCTGAAATCCCACCCGCCCTGAATAAGGTATGTTTCTAATTCACTTCTTATATTCCGAACATTCCGTTACCACCCTGATAACTTCATTTATCTGCATGTAAGAAGCGGAAACATCCGGCAAAGAAACCCATCCGAAGATTAGTTTCCGTTTTGCCTGATGGCATATCCCCCGTTTCAGATACCATTTTGCAAAACCCGGAAGAGATCTGTGGCTTCTTGTGAAACGTGAGATGGAATCCGGTATATAATTCGAAGGCAATATTGTAATAGGAAAAGACAACTTGCACAGCCTTACATACCTTACACATGTACCCACAATGGAACACGTAAATTTACTGCTGAATATTACCAGAAAATTATACCTATCCTCCCTCAAGCAGTCACCATTCCTGCAAATTAGAGAATCCACAATATAAGGTCACTTCCTGCCACTACCGGCACGCAGAAGCCTTCCGACTTTTATGATAGCCCTGGACGTGGTATGCACCGACGTCTCTTTCCATCGGACGTTCCGGAGCGTATGGTAGCCGGCTCCGACCTGTTCCGCGCTCAAGTGGTCATAAATGGCGGTGATGCTGCCGAAGAAATAGTCTTTCTTCTCAAAGACAAGATATACGTAAACCACTTTATCCATTTTATCCGTTATTTATTCCGCAAATATATGCAAATAATCAATATATATCTATATTTTGTAATAGAAACATGCAAATAATAACTATTTGCATATAGAGAATAGAATTTACTGGAAGTTTGCTTTTACTTTATAAGTATTTATGCTATTGAAATAAAAACATAAACAGGTGTTTTAAGGATTATATAACGTCTGCTTAAACAAAAAAGAAAAACCCCGTCTTCCCTTGAAAGGAAAAACGGGGAGGTGTAATAATAAAGGAAATAGCCTCCGTTACATCTCTTTGGCGTATCCTGTCCGAATCAAATCGGCAAGGAAATTCTCCGGTGTATCAGTGGCAATCCTCACACCGGCCTGAATCACGTAACGTTCGGCAAAATTGCACATGTACTGTTCGTCGGTACAGTTGGAATCCATCCAACTGCCCGTGCGAAGTTCATGTACAAACTCTTTGGCATCGGAGGCGGTTATACGCTCATCCCCCGGCAATATATACATCTTCTTATTCATATTCATTCCATTAATTTTTTTGTTCTTAATTTATAATATAATTTTTGTTTTTCCTCCAAGAAAGGAAAATCTTCCAGTCTGATCCCTGCCGGAAGTGAAGCTACGGACGCAAAGATAATCATTCTTCCCAAGAATCTCACCCAATTTTCTATTTTTGTAATTCTGGAAAGTTTTTCTTATCGCCTTAGAATAAGGGCTTTGGGTGGGTTACCCGATTTTGAAGTAATGATTTAGCAACCGTTATATTTGCAGCATTCTGCTTTAGTTTGCTCGTTTCAAGTCCTTTTGTCCTCGTTTGGCACAAAGGTAATACTTTATTTTTGATAGGGCTACTGATTACCCAATAAAATTATGTACCTTTGCAATCATATTAAGAAGATGTCGCAATGAATAGGATAAGAGAAGTCTTAATTGAGAAAGGCATTAGCCAAACTGAATTGGCTAAACGGCTTGGAAAAGGTTTCAATATGGTTAATCTATACGCCACAAACAGAGTTCAACCTCCAATACCTGTTTTATACAAGATAGCCGAGATACTGAATGTGGATGTGCGAACACTTCTTATACCAAACAAGATAAAGGATTAATTTAACGCTCAAAGAAATATGAAGCTAACAGATATAATAAAAGGCTCGGATTACGAACTCAGCTTATTCACCGACAAACAAATAACGGAACTTGAAAGCAAAATTGTAGAGCGAACAACGAAGAAAGGCGCGGACTATTATGTGAAATGCCTTATTCGCAAGAAAGAAATTAAGGTTACTCCCGAGGAGATTGTTCGCCAATTATATCTGTTGGTTCTCACCGAAGATTACGGCTATCCTGTTTCGCGTATGGAATTGGAGTATGAGGTTACGTTTGGCAGGGAAAAGAAGCGTGCCGACATCGTTATTTTCGACAAACAGCAAACCACCAGTCCGTTTATCATCGTTGAACTGAAAAAACCGAAGCTCAAAGATGGTAAAGAACAATTAAAAAGCTACTGTAACGCCACAGGTGCGCCCATTGGTGTGTGGAGCAACGGACGGCAAATATCTTACTACCACCGCAAAGACCCCAATTATTTTGAGGACTTGAGCGGTATTCCTCGTGTTGACCAAAAGCTTTCGAACATTCTTTCGGAGCGTTGGAAGATTGCCGACCTTATCAAGAAAGACAAGTTGGTGAACGAGCGCAAATCGCTCAAAGACCTCATTCTTGAAATGGAGGATGAAGTGTTGGCAGGTGCAGGTGTGGATGTGTTTGAGGAAGTG